GATTCGAATCCGAACTTGGCTGAAGGTTTGCTTGACATGGAAGACATGGAAGTCAGCATGAATCAGACCGCCGAGGTGGCATATCGTCGCTATCGTCTAAATCAATGGGTTCGCACAGATGGTGAGAGTTGGCTTCCAACATCAGCCTGGGAGTTGTGCCGGTCAGATATGCAGTTGAAGCCTGATCTACCGACGTTCGTTGGGGTCGATATGGCGTTGAAACACGACTCGATTGCTGTGGTCATTGCCCAACCGCAAGATGGTCGTGTCGTGGTACGCGCAAAGATTTGGCACCCTGACGCGAATGCGATGGATGTGTCTGCTGTTGAACAACACATTCGTGACATCAACGGGCAGTTCAACGTGGTGGAGAATGCCTATGACCCTGCGTTCTTCCAGCGTTCGGCAGAAGTGTTGTCGGAGAATCATGTGATGGTGGAGTTCCCTCAGTCAGCTGCACGAATGATTCCTGCATGTGGCAACTTGTACGAACTCATTGTGAATCAGGTGATCGCGCATGATGGTGATCCGATGTTCGCTGATCAAGTGTTATCGGCTGCGCAACGACAAACTGAGTCAGGTTGGCGATTGTCTAAAGGTAAGTCGAAGCGCAAGATTGACGCTGCGATTGCATTAGCCATCGCATCAGATCGTGCGACATCCAAACAGGAAGTCGCACCCACACCTGGTTTCTTTGTAGTCTAGGGAGATGACAATCTTCCTGCTAGAACTGTTCGCTGTTTCACTCATCGGTTTTGGAGTATTCTTGGTGTCGGTACCCATCGGGCTGATCTTCGTCGGCTTCACAGTTCTATTGTTCGCATTCGCATTTGAGCGTGGGCAGAGGAAGGTCAAAAAGTAAATGTTGTCACGACTTCTGAACCAAGGCACCGAGGATCGTGCAATCTCATTTCAATCTTTGTTTGCTTCAGGTGACGGATTTGCTACATCAACGAACTCTGGAACCACAGTCACCCAGATAGATTCTCTGAAGATTGAAGCAGTGTACGCCTGTGTGCGTCTCATCTCTGATTCAATTTCAACTTTGCCTGTTGATACTTACATTCGTGTAGGTGCAGAACGCAAAGCGTTCCGTCCTCGACCACAATGGTTGGACATTCCTGAAACTGGTGTGACACGCACCGAACACTTCCAACAGGTACTGGTGTCGTTGCTGTTGAATGGCAACTCGTTCACACGAATCGTTCGTGATGACCAAGGTATCGCAGCTCTAGTGGTGTTGAACCCTGAGAAGGTTGAATGTAGTCGTGACCAAGTAACACGCAGACCGATCTACATCTTCGACCAACGTGATGTGATCCAGTCTGATGACATGATTCATATCACCGAACTGCGTTTGCCTGGTGAGTTGCGTGGACGTTCCAAGATTGATCTGGTCAAAGAGAACCTTGGTTTGGCAAAAGCGTTGGAAGAGTTCGCTGCACGATTCTTCGGTCAAGGTTCAAGTGCGTCCGGCATCATCGAGTTTCCAGGCAACCTGACCCGTGAACAAGCGAAAGATTTGGTGTCATCGTTTGAAGAAGGTCATCGAGGTTTGCGCAGGTCGCATCGTCCAGGTGTGTTGTTCGGTGGAGCAAAGTTCACGAAGACAACTGTTGACAACGATTCGGCACAGTTCCTAGAATCACGCCGATTTGCCATCGAAGAGATTGGTCGCATCTTCAGGTGTCCACCATCAATGCTTGGTGTGACCACAGCTGGAGCGATGTCGTATGCGTCGGTAGAACAGAACGGCATTCACTTCGTTCAACACACGTTGCGTCCATACATTTCCAAGATCGAGGATGGATACCAGAAGTTGTTGGACAGTCGAGCATTCCTCAAGTTCAATGTTGACGGCCTGCTTCGGGGCGACCAAGCATCGCGATATGCAGCATTCTCAACAGGTCTGCAATCAGGCTTCTTGTCAATCAACGACATCCATCGCATTGAGGACATGGCTCCCACTGACGGTGGGGATGTGTATCGGGTTCCGTTGGCGAACGTGGATATTGCTGCTGCGAACTTGTCTGAGTTGGATCGCAAGTCGGTCATTGCTCAGCGTTTGATTCTGTCTGGGTTTGATCCTGCTGAGGTGATGAGCGCGTTGGAGTTGCCAAGGATTGCCCACACTGGTGTTCCTTCAACACAGTTGCAACCGTTGTCAACAATCAATCCTGCTGATCCTGCTTCGGTGTATGAAGTGAAGTCGCAGGATATGAGTATCAATATGCCTGAAGTGGTGTTGAACTATACGCCTCCAGCTGTGAATGTGCCTGCACCAATCATCAATGTTCCTGAGACTGTGGTTCGAGTGAACATCCCACAGTCGAAGCCTACGATTCGCACGGTTGAGCGTGACGCTGATGGACGCATCTTGACGATCACTGAAAGGGTTGAAGACTAATGGCACACGGAATCAGCGCATACTTGGGCAACGCTTGGATGGATGCGTTAGGGAATGCGACATCGTTCTCGGTGGCGACACCGTATGTGAAGTTGCATACGCAAGACCCTGGTACTGCTGGAACAGCATTCCCTGCAACTGAAACAACTCGCAAGGCTGTGTCATTCAGTGCTGCTTCTGCTGGTGCATTGACATCTGATGCAGATATTAGTTGGACGAATATCACAGGCAATCAAGATGCAACGCACTTCACCTGTTGGGACAATATCAGTGCAGGCAATTTCTTGTTCTCTGGATCAATCGTCGCTGGTGCCTACACAGCAGGCGATACCTACACAATCAGTGCAGGCAATCTCACCGTCTCATTGACGCTCGCATCGTAGGTTCGTGATGGCCGTTCAACGGTTCGTCCTTGACTCAACCACACTCGATAACTCAGGCTTCGGGCTTGATGGTGCTTCAGCATTTGTTCTTGACAGTTCAACGCTCAACGGCGCAGCTGTTCTTGATGGTGTTCAGTTCCTAACTGTCGCCACCGGCACATCGTCGCTTGGTGGAATAAGCGCAACAGCATCTGCGCAAGCAACCTTGTTCCCTGTTCTGACTTCATCGCTTGGTGGGTTGGCTGCGACTGCAACTGCACAATCCGAGATATTCCCAATACTGTCTTCAAGTTTGGGTGGGCTAGATGCTACTGCTCAAGCGTCATCGACACTGTTCCCTGTGTTGTCTGCGTCGTTGGGTGGGTTGTCTGCGACGGCTTCAGCGTCATCGATCATCTTCCCTGTATTTGATGCACCGTTGGATGGGCTGGTTGCTTCGGCCACAGCGCAATCAGTAGCCCCTGAGCCACCGTACATTCCTCCTGCTGGGTCACGCTGGTGGAAGCAACCTGCCTCACCAGTCGCAAAGCATGAGCCACCAGAACAGATTGTTGTTGAGGTACCGAAGCCTCGACGACCTGTGTTGGTGTCGGCTGTGGCTGTGGCACGGCTTGGTGGGTTTGATGTGGGTGCGTTGGGTTCGATCACGTTCTCCACGCTTGATGATGATGCTGAAGTATTGTTGTTGGTCTGATGCCTTATTTCATTACAGACAAATCACCTGATTGTTCAGGTTGGGCAACCGTCAAGGAAGATGGTGAAGTCATCGGTTGCCACACCACGAAGCAGGATGCGATTGATCAGATGGTTGCTGTGTCGATTGCTGAAGACATGGAACCTGGTGGTGAGCGTGCGTTGCCGGACAACTATCGTCCTGCGTTGGCTTCTGATGTTCCTGAAGGTCGAGCATGTGGGAATTGCCATTACTACAACGAAGACATGATTCAAGAAGATGGCAGAGATTTGAAAGCGTATTGCATGAAGTGGGATGCGTATGTGAATGGTGGTTGGTATTGCAACGCTTGGGAATCTGAAGAACACGAAGAAGAAGAAGTCATGGATGATCTAGTGGAAGATGTAGAGGACGATGAGATTCGTCAAGTCTCGTTGGATGTTCCTGTGTATATTCGTACAGCTGCACGCAAAGGTTTGGACTATTACGGGCAAGGTTTGGCTGGTGACGGTTTGGTGGATCGGACTGTGCGTGAAGCACGGGAGATGGCACGTGGCGACATCACAGAAGACAAGGTGATTCGCACGAACGCTTGGGGTGCGCGTCATCTTGTGGACTTGGATGCACCAAAGAACTCTGACCCTGATGATAAAGAGTTCCCTGGTGCCGGTGCTGTGGCGTT